GCCGATCTTGGCGCAAACCCTGCATTTAATTTTCAGTAGTGCCATATACGGACTTCCTTAATGTATCCATCTCGAATAACTCACGCTGAGATATCCAGAAATTGCCATCGGCAGGGTTATAATATTTGGCCTTTTTGGCCCATACCACAGGCATCCAGCCTATGATCTGATAGACAGGCGACTTATTTACTACAAGTATGGCCACATCGGTTAAGCGTGGGTAATCCTTATGGATAATTAAATGCCCATTTATGTACTTAGTCCACTTAACTTCAAAGCCTAGGTTTCCCATAGTTATATCGGCTTCATCATGGAAAGTATTAACGGTAGGTATAAAGTTACGGATACCCATGTATTGCGCGACCGCGATTTCTGCGCCTGCAGCTTCACTATGCTCAGCTACAAACTCATGAAAGTTTATCTTTGTGTTATATCGGCCAGCATGATCGGGCGTATTAGCCTTCTCGCCTGTACTACGGGCAAACCCACTAGCTGCTGCCTGTAGTTCCTGCGATCTGTCTAAGATTACCTGCACGATCTGCGCCATCTCGGTTATAGCCATACTGGTTTGCATTGATCGCCGCGTGACTTGCTGCTACAAGTGTAGCCGCGGTATTTAGACCCAGTTTTCGGGCTTACGCCTTCCTTGTAAACCATCCGACCGTGTGAGCAGATAGGTGCAGGGTCTAATATCTCGCCACCTAATTGCGCTTTAATGTCTGCAATAGTTTCAGCAGCTGGGCGCACACTACCTACGCCTTCAACCTGTACTGCAGGTGTAGCAGTTGCCCATAGATCAACCTCTACTGCAGGCTGAGCCTGTAAACGTTCTACCTTTTCCATATCCTGCCGTGTAGGCCGTGCATCGCTAGGCATTAATAGCCCGATGGCGCGACCAATCGCGCTGGTACTGCAATTCTCTATCCAAAAATCACGGTTTACGCCTCGATCAGTACGCAGCTCATAGGCATAGTCCACCGCTGCCGGTACTACATCCTCATGCTCGCGAAATACGCTAGCACGGATGATTACATAACCATCCTTGACGTTTAACTCTACGATCTCGGTAATGATGCGGCCTGAGATGTGGGTTTCTCTAAACCGCTTAATGCGACTATTGACATCCTCGTAATTATCTAGGTTAAATGTCATGAGTTGCGCACGATCTCTTTAGCTGAGTTAAATGCAGCTCTTAAACCTGCAGCCCGGCCACGATTAAAGCCGTCTTTAATGCCTTCCTTGTAGCCGATTGACCAACCGACTAAAAACCAACCAACACTACAAATTAAAACTACCAACGCTACTTTTGTTATTTCCATTTACTTCGCCCTTGTTTGGGTTAAGCCGCACTACACCGAATTAGGTAGCCCTGCCTAACGTGTAAATAAAGGGTAAAGGTTGGCTATGACATCGGTCAATAACCGACACGCCTAGCGGCTTAAAAATTTCATAAATGCTATCTACCTTGGCCTCGATGCGATCAACACGGCCGCGTAGGTTATGGCCACCGTTGCCATCTGGCCTCAATTCAGCTAGGTAATGCTTAACTAGATGGCGTACCAGCCCAGCCGCAAACCCAATAAGGGTGCATAAACCTATGGCTATCGCTATTAGCGACTGGGCGGCAGTCATTACTTAACGCCGAAAGTGTTGTCCGATGGATTCATGGCGCGCAATAATGGGCCAAGTAGTCCAGCAATAAATGCATTACCTAGTGTTTTCCAGTCGGTAATGCCAGACATGTAAAGCGCAGCTGCGCAGCTAAAAGCGGCGCGTAGGTATGAAAGGCCAGCGGCCTTAGCTTGTTCCTTCATGGTCTTACTCCTAAATGCCCTTAGTTGATTTGTTTTAGTACCGACACCACGTTAGTACCCGATGCGGTAACGGCATATAGGGCTTCGTGATCCCCCACCATAATCGTTAATTTATCGCCGTTATCTAGTTTATAACCATTGGCTGTAGTTACGGTGGCATCTCCTAGGTAAACCACGCCGCCACCTGAGTTATGCAAGTTTACGGTTTGATCAAACGCAGTTTGCGGTACGAGTACGGTGGCTGTGGTTGATACTGATACTTGTGCGCTACTGGGCATAAGCTAATCCTAACTTTTCTATTAGTTTGGCTGTCTTTACGGGATCTTGTGCTATCTCCCAATGCATTTCGTCTTTTCGTGTCCAGTTACCGCCCCAGTTAAGGCCGTATTTTTTAGTTAATGCCTGGATCATTGGAATTTTCTCAGCTGGAAATGTGCCAGCCTTGCCTAACGGGTGCTTAGTCGCATTAAGGTCTATGGCTGTACCCGATGCATGGTTGCTTAACTTTCCCGGTACGCCTCGAACATCGCGATAGCAATAGCCCCAGTCATCCAACGTGCCGCCATCGATCGGCTCGATCAGTTCATTAAACTGCTCAGCAAAGGCAACCAGTAAAGGTGCAGCAAAATAGGCGCAGCGCAGCTTTATCTTTGTACCCTTGATTGGGTAAGACTTGATACGGATCGACTCAACCTCTTTAGAGGCTGGCCAGCCGTTATAGCTAATAGCGGTCATTTACCTAATTTATAGCCATCTGGAATAGGTTTTGAGTATTCCCACTTGTCAATGTACTGAATACCATCGCCATCATCACGCAGCGAAATTGTTCCCTTAATAGGATCAAAGTCATTATTGTTTAACTCAGGATAAATTTTAATAAGATCATTGAAAAAGTCCATTGTTATGCTCCTAAATAAGTGGCTTGTAAGCTGGTAGCACCTGTACCTGCTGTGTCAGTACCGGCAACATTTAGTGAAACTCCTGCGGTGTGGAACATTGCTGTGTTTACATAATCGCCACTAGCTAAATCAATAACAAAAGAAAGTTGGCCAAAACTGGTGTTGCCAGATGAACTTGCTGGGAATCCAGTTTCGTAGGCAACCGAGCCGTTTTTTTGTATTTTAATAACTCGAGCACCTGTTGTATTAGCAGCCATTGAAATGCTTGCAGTTACCAGATACTTGCCTACTTTTGTGGACGGAATAGTGATTCTATCCGTATTACTTACTGTGCTGTGATAACCATCTGTGTCTATGGCCTCAGTATTAAATGTGATTGCTGTTGTTGTATTAGTGGCAACCGATTGGGTTGAAACAGATTGAGTTAACACGCAACCAGCAAAAGTAGCAGCACCAGCACTAACTGGTGTCCATGCTGAGCCATTGTAATACTCAGTTGAATTTGTATCTTTAAGGTAACTAAAATTACCTTCCTGTGGGCTAGTTACTGCAGCTGTACGGGCAGCCGCATTAGCAAACACCCACACACCTTGCATTAAATAACCATTGGTATCGCCTGCAGTGAGTACATCACCCGTAACGAAAGTTTTAAAGCCTAATCCAGCTGCCATTTTCTTATCTCCTTTAGTAGCTCAAAACCGACGAATCGAGTACGCCGTATCTATCTGAATTTAAAATAAACCCGTCAATTATGGGCTCTAGTGTAGTAAAGGTAGTACGCCATTTATTCGGTGTAACGTTATGTGCCACGCCAAATACTTGTAAAGTCTTAGTAAGTGTTGAACTACCAGGCTGGTTAGTAGTAATAGTTACCGGGTCAAAGAAATCAAGATCAAGCGCAGCTAATATGCCATTGGCATAATTATCTGTGTAAAGGTCTAACTCAATGGCATCGCATCTAATGCTAGTTTCAGCACGGCTTGCTACATAAGCACGGGCATAATCCAGCGCAACGGCATCCGTTTGCATTAATAAATCTTGCTGATTATAGGTATGGGCAAAATACTTCTCAACACTAGCTGCGTTAGTAGCGTTTTGAACTGTGCCACCTGTCCTAGTAATATTGGCCTGATTAAATACAAGGGTGTCATCTAATCGCCATACGGCATTGGCATATCCAATATCTGTGCCGTTGTCGTTAAACACGGTAGGCGTACCTGCAATACTTGCCGTAGTTACTAAGCGATCTTGGAAAGTCCACGATCCAGCCGCATCTACATAAATTGCACCGTATTCGCTATTTGTGGCTGTTTGCAGGGCTGCAAGGGCTGTACGGGCAGTACCGGGATCTGCCTGCAGCGTGGTTAGCCCAGCATCAATATCACGCATAGATGAAGGCCATCCAATAGTGTTGAGGATTTGATTAATTCTTGTGCCGCTTAGATCGCCAGCGGATGCACCTGTAACGGTACTGATCTGGGCATTTTGAGCCAAGCGCGTAGCATCTACAGCTGTGATAGTTGTATAAACAACATCATTAGCGTTGCGTGGGGTAGTGGTTGTATAGCTAGTAATAAACCCTGAAAACATCGGATAAGTAACCCCAGCCGATGTAGCCGATATAGACACTTTGCGCATGGGTGTTAAATATGTGAAATATGGGCTTGCTGGGTTTTGTGGGTTAAAATCTCCATTTTGATCCACAATGCGCAGCGTTAAAGTACCTGTTTGAAATTCATCGGCTGTAGCTGATCTACCGCGTTTAGTGCTAACGCTATCTACTACGTTAGATACATCTACAATTAATGAAGTTGAATCCGCTAATACGTTAGTACCTAATATGCCTTGGTCTAAAATCATAGCCTGTGCAAAGGCTGCACCTGTAGAAAAGTTAATTACTGCGTTAATAGTTGGTACTGTCATTAGCCACCATCCGGTAACGTGCCTGCAGGGAATCGGCTTTTACCTTGGCGGAAAGCGTCTAGTACCGCGCCATTTACTTTGTCGGTAAAATCATCGCCATCTAATATATTGCCTTCTACAATAATGGTTACTGAATTATCACCTGTTGAAGGTGCTGGGATAAATGGAACGCCCATACCTGAACCTGTGCCATAAGAACCATTAAAACCATCTGGAAAAATAGGTTGGCCACCGATACCAAATTGAGGTGGTTTTGGCCCTGTTGGCATTGTTGGCGCACCTGGCAAACTACCTAAAATTGGTGCAGTAGCTAATGTGCCAAGATATTCTTGCAACGCTTTTAACTTAGCTGCATCTGCTGCTGCTTGCGCGGCTGCAATACGATTAATAATATCTATTTGAGTATTGTAATTTAGGATGTCATAGGTAGCCTGTGCTGCAGCAACATTATCTATAGATGCTAGTTTAGAAATTTGTAATAACTCTATCTGCGTTTCTTCCGAATAGAAATTCTTATCGGCTAAGCCACCAGACTCAATAATTGCAGCGTTATATTTTGCGTATGCCGCTTGTCGCGCAGCTGCTTTATCTGCCTCGGACATTTTGCTCTTAGCAATAGCATCTAACTCAGCAAGTAATAATTTGTTAATTGTGCTTAGTTCTAATTCGCCAATGCCTTTTAAGCCGTTTAACTTATCTGTTTGCTGCGAGGCAGTTAATCGCTGTAGTTGCTCGATGTATTTAAGCGCGGCCTCGCCATTATCGTTTTCAATAGCCTGCATAGCCAATAAACGCAATTTAGTATCTTGGTCGTAAGTTGCCTTTAATGCTGCTGCGATAGATATTTTCTTTATGTCAAAGGTAGCCGCGGCCTTTGTCAAAGCTGCCCTGGCTTTTTCAAGTAATAAAGATTTTTTAAATGCTAATTCTTGGGCTTTTTGTGCTGCTAATTGTGCTGCTGCTTGTTTCTTTGCTAATGCTGCTAGAGTTTTTGCGCGCGCAGCTGCATCGGCTTCTAATTTTGCTAAACGCTTTGCACGTTCCTCTTTAGAAAGTTCAGAGGCCGTTGGTGTTTGAACTGGTGCCGGTGGGGTTATGCCAGCTTGTTTATTTACAAAACCGCCAAAAATACTTTTTGGTAAATTCTTTAAGTTTTTTAGCAGGGTTGGTATTGCGCCGATGACATCGCCAATACGGCGTTCTAAGGTTGCGACTCCCTTGGCAATAGTTTCAATAGCTGCAGCAGCATCACTAGCCTCACTGCCACCTGCAATTCTGGCCAAGGCATCTACTAAACCGCCGCCAATAATTTCAGATGCATTACCTGTTGCTATGCCTAACACATCCATGCTGTAAGCAGTTGTACCTAAATAGTCGTTAGCTGCACCAGCAGATTGTGCTAGTAAAACATCTAGTATTTCGGCAAAAGATTTAGTGCTTATTTCTGCTTTAGTTAGCCCGGTATTATACTTAGCCAAACCTTTAGTAATGCCTACATAACCTTTGGAAAGATCCTGGGATACGGTAGCCAGATCAACACCAGATGCGCGGCTAATTGTAATTGCATCGTTTAATAGTTTTTGTGATTGAGTCAATGATCCCGTAGTGGTCAATAGCCCCTGAAATGCTGGCCTTAAAACATCATCAGCGATGCCTGCAGATCTTTCAAGTTCCGATATAAATTTAGAAATGTCTGCATTAGCAAACCCAATTCCTAAATTCTCTACTGCGTTAGATAAACGTAGGGCGGCAGCTTCATCCTGAGCAAAAGCCTTTACTGCTGCTTTACCAAAATTAATTACTGCTTTTGTGCCAAAGGCTATACCTAAGCCGCCAGCTAAAGATTTAACACTTTTAGTTAATTTTGCCGTAGCTGAATCTGCCTGCTTAAATGCTTTTTTGCCTGTAAATTCAGCGGCAATATCAATTCTTACTGATGGATCAACGGCCATTAGTTATACCCCACAGCCGTATTAAATTTATCCCGGGCAGACTCAATGGCTTTAATGACAGCTGCGTTAGTCTTACCGCCATCCTCTTTCCATGCGCGAAAGATTGCGCGGCCTTTCATCTTGCGAGATCGGCGGCCTGCACCTGTTTGGTTGTTAGCATCTACGATCATGCCGTATTGGTTAATTGCTTGTACAAATATGTAACCTGCCTGTGGATTACGGCTACGGCCTTGGTTAGGGCCAGCAGCCACAATATTTGCACCTTGGTTATAGCCTGGTCTTTGCACAATAAATGATGATCCTTGCTCACAGCCATTGGCATGTACACGGCCAGCAGTTTCATAAATAGCACCCGATGCAGATGCGTTTTGAATACGGGCTAAAGATCTAAAGCCTTGGCGGTTTACTTTGCTAGGTGTGGTTTTGTAACCTACGCCGCCTTTAGCAGCTCTACCATCCCATATTGGAAATTTGCCATTACCCGATGCTTTACCCCACCCAGATAAAGGTGTCTGAGATGGGATAAAGCCGCGCGCTTTAGACACAATAGGCTTAAGCAAACTAGCCATTTCTTTTCGTGTTTCTGTAGCTAGATCAGGCGTGAATTTTCTTAAAGCTCTTTGGAGATCAACGCCGCCTTTTACCGTTACTGGCATCTGCTATCTCCTTTGCTCTATCTTTCATCGCCTGCAGCAAAGCTGCAAACATCCTCGAATCTAAGCCAATCAAATCTTTAGGCGGTATTCCCGTTTCCAAACTGATCCGTGCGATCAAATAAGTAAACGAGTCACGCCTTATAGTTCCGGGTCATCATCTAGCACATCAACCTTTTTAAGAGTTTTTATGAATTCTGCGCCGAACATTGGCACGGTTTCGCCTGCAGATCTTAAACACTCCCACGCTAACCAGTACACATCGGTCTGCTTTTCTTCCAAACGAAAGGCACGATGAAATCCTTGCTTTGCGTAAAGTTCAAATGCGTATTCAATAGATGGTGTTATCTGATGCTCAGATACGTTGCCATCTACTTTTGTTATTTTTAGCTTTGCCATTTGTTAGCCCCTATTCTGTTTGTTATGAAGTGGTAATTACGATTGGTGAATTACAAGTAAATGTAATCGATTGTGTTGCAATGTCAGCGACAGCACCATTTATATCTGTGGTGTTGTTTACCAAAATCGTAGTGCTGTATAGCGGGTTAGTAGCTGATACTGCCGCGCTTGTCTGCTTCAACGTAATAGGTACTGTTGTACCCCATGCAGCCTGAAGGGTTGCGTTTACGTTTGCTGCAGCTGAATCGCTTAGGAAATCTAAAGTGATTGTGGATGCCTCTAAACCCTTAACGAACTTATGAGCTGTATCGCCCATAGCAGTTACTTCGAGTTCATCGAATACACGGTTAATTGTTGCCGATGTGACATGGTCACTCAGTACTACTGAGTTAAGAGTCACAACGACTGTATTATTTAAATATACGGCCATTTGTTTATTCCTCGATCTGCTCGGTTACGGGTGC